AGACAGAACCCTTCAGGCAACAATTGCTACTGGCGCTATTACGGCTGGTAAGTTCAACCTTATTGTTGAGTATATTTACTCTGCGTAAGTAAAAAAGTAGGGGGTTAAAAGCCCCCTACAATTTAAGGAGAAAAAATGTCGGCTTTAAATCTTTCTGTAAGCTCTAAATTTACAAATAATACAATTAAGCAGCAAACAGTTGGTGGAACCGCTGTAGCGCTTACTTCGGTTGTTCTTGGCGACGCTGTGAAGACCCCAGAGCAGATTTTTGTTCAGGCTCTTTCAACCAATACCGGAAGAATTACTATCGGTACTTCTTCTGGAGTAACTTCGGGTGGAGCGGGAATTGAACTTGTGGCAGGAGCCAACACAGTTCTTCCGAGCCACACTCCTGGTGACTGGTTTGTTATTGGCAGCGCAGCGGGCCAGGTTCTTAACATCGTATACTCTAGCGGAGCGTACTAATGAGTTACGCCCCGTTTCCATTAGTATGGGGCTTTTTTGGCTCTGGAGGGGGATCAGGTGGTCCTGCCTTCGGAGTTATTCAGACTGATTTTGGGACATTTCCGACGGCTTCAGGGCCGTCGGACGTTCTAACTCTTATTTCATCCGATAATACTACATATTATTTTACGGGTACTGCAGTAACTGACACTGTCACTCTTTCGATCAACACCGCATCTAGTTCTCAGAATGGTCTTATTAGTTCTACAGACTGGTCTACTTTTAACAGTAAAGTATCGTCTGTTACTGGTCCGATCGTGGACAATACCGATCCGATAAACCCCGTTCTTTCGATTGCGGTTGATAGCCCGGATCTTCAAGGAGACGGATCACCGGGGAACCCTCTGAAGGTTTTCTTTCCGCTGCCTCCTCCGACGCTTCAGGCATATACAAATGGTTCTTTAAACCCTGATCAAACCGTCTTGGATCTCACCGATACGAGTGAAATCACCGTGACCAACCCTTCCGGTGGTGTTGTTGAGTTTAATCTTACGGCAACCGGAGTCACTCCTGCGGCATACACAAGCGCGAATATAACGGTGGATGCTTCAGGAAGGATCACTGCGGCATCAAATGGATCTGGTGGCGGCGGTGACTGGCTTTATAATGGAAACACGGTTGTATCTCAGCAGTCTTTTGGAACTATAGACAATTTCGATTTGCCGTTTATTACCAACAACACTGAAAAATTCAGGATTAGTGCAGCAGGAGTCATTACTGGTCAAAATGTATCGTCGTACTTAGAGTGGGGTAATCTAGGTTTAAAACTTCAAACGCAACCGTCCCTTTCTTTGATCACAGCATCATCGAATGGGTTGATTCTTGCTGACGGTGGGAATGGAACGGTAGCAAGCGCGTCTTCAACCTCAATTGCATTTGGAAATGTGAACGCCTCCAATGCCTTAATTCGCGCTAACGATAACGGATCTCTGGCCAGTGGGTTTGTAGAGGGAACGGATTGTTCAATTTTTGCACAAGGATTCGGGGCAAGCGCAAGCGGTTGCATCAATTCTGGGGCCAGTGCTGCGGCCATTCAAACGCTTGGCTATGGTTCGAAAGCATTTGGAAGAATCGATCAAGGCAATTCGACTATTTTTGCGGGCGCTGACGGATCAATGGCTTTTGGCGTATCGAATACCACTTCAGGCACTCCGGGTACGATTGGTATTGTTAGCGCTGGGAATGGAGCTTTATCGTTTGGATATAATAATGCAAGCACCGATTCTAATATTTTTGCTAACGGCGATGGAGCTTTATCTTTTGGATCAATAAACGGAACAAATAACGCAACAATCTCATCAGGTCCCGGGGGATTAGCCGCCGGATGTATAACAATTGGAGCAGACACAACAAACATCACTTCAGCAAGCGGAGCGCTTTCGATTGGGTTTATTGACGCTATTTTTTCGAACATCGGCGCCTCTGGAAGTGGTTCGTGCGCGATTGGATACGCAACGAGTGGAAGCGTTCAAACCGTTGGAGGCGGATCTATATCGGTTGGCCGAGCATTAACGAATGGGTATATTAGAACGGACGGGGAAGGAAGTATTAGCGTTGGAACTGGAGCGCAAAATAATTTTATAAATTATTCCCGCGGCTCTATTTTAATTATCGACGGATCAACAAATGCCTCCCCTAGTATTGTTGGAACACCGCCAGAAAGTGGCGGAAATGCGGTTTTTGGTAAAGTAAGGGATGGGAATTTTTATACTGGTGATTCGGCTCTCCCAAATAATCCGTATTCAGGGAACATGGTTCAGGGTTATTGTGACGGTGTTACGACGACGATCGAAACAAAATCGAACGGGTCATTTGCTCGTGGGTATGCCCAGAACCTTGGAAGGATTGAAACAATTATTAGCGCAGATGGCGCGATGGTTAGCGGTTATGTCGATGGAGGGATTTTAAGAGCAGAAGCAAGCGGCAGCCATGTTTTTGGACGAGCGGATGCAGGAAGCACAATCTTCACATCCGGACTCGGTGCGATGGCAATGGGTTATGCAAATTTGGGTGGTATTATAAGATCCACAGGCGAAGGGTCGTTTGCGGGCGGTTGGAATTTAAACTCGACGATAATTCAAGCAACAAATCTGGGGTCTTTTGCTTTCGGTTACGCAGATGGAACTGCGGTTACTAACATCGAAGCGACTGGGGTTGGGTCGTTTGCTATGGGGGCCTGCGGTTCGGGCGGTATTTTCAGCAGCAGTGATGGATCCGGTGCTTTTGGAAATGCTGCGGGAGGAAACATTCGTGCAACAGCCACGGGCGCATGGGCTAGCGGATACGCTCAATTTTTAGATATTGAGGCAAACGGTAGGGGATCTTTCTCTCACGGCGTGAGCAACGGTGGTGCAGTTGTGTCCGTTGGTCTGGGGTGTTTTTCGCTCGGATATGCTGAAACAAACATGACTTCATCCGGTACTGGGTGTTTTGCTATGGGAGCGGCGATCAATGATATTTTAGATGTCGATGGTCAGGCTAGTTTTGCCCTTGGCGAGGATGTTCAGGTTTACGGTACATCGTGTTTTGCAGTCGGACAAAATTTAAATATCGGTGCAAGCTCTAATCAATTAACAACTTGTTATAATATTGGGGCTAATAACACCTTAAACGACAACAACGTCATGATGCTTGGCTATGATTTGGTGAACGGATCAGGCGATAGCGATTGTATGTTAATCGGGAAAAATCATGGCGGTAACGGTTCAAACGTTCTTGCGCTTGGTTGGGATACGTTCGCAATGTGGATGGATGCAAATGCTATTTATACTTCCATCAAAACTAACTTTACTGGATCGGCAACAACTCGCGCCGGAGTCAACTTTCAATCAGGAACCGCCCCCACAGCGCCTTTGGACGGTGATTTTTGGCATGACCAAAATCTGAATGCGCTGAAAACCGTGTGCGTCGGAGAGACGAGCATTTCGGGAACGCTTTTCACTCAAACACAAACAGTAACGGTGAGCGCATCATCGAGTGAAACCGCAATTACTGGCACAGGCGTTGGAACGCTTACGCTTGCTGCGAACTACTTAAAAGCAGGAAAAACAATACGAATTACTTGTCGTGGATATTACTCTTCTGTTAGCGGAGGAAACGGCAATCTTACCATCCGAATAAGATTTGGCGGAACTTCGGGAACGATTGTTTTAACAGGATCAGTTCCTAGTTCAAATTCTACTAACAGAATGTTTGAAGGCCATGCCGACATCACTTGCAGGACAACCGGGTCAAGCGGAACCGTTATTGGTCAGGGGGTTTTCTGCGAACTTGCGAATAACGATACACACACTCCGTTAATTGCATCCGGCGGTATTTCCTCGACAACCACTATAAACACAACGAACAGCCAAGCGATCGTCGTTACTGCGCAGTGGGCATCTAACAGCGCAGGGAACTCAATTTCCTGCACAAATCTAATTGTGGAAGTTTTAAATTGAGGTAAGTTATTTTTATGAAAAACAAAATCGAACTCAGTCTAGAAGAAGCTCAAGCAATCATTAATCACCTGGCTCAAATTCCCACGCAGTACGGCGCGGGTTTGTATCAGTTTTTTTTAAACAAGGTATCGCCTCCAAAAGATCAGGCCGAAAAACCGGCAGAGGAATGAAATGGACTTTTTAGTAGAGTTCTTAGAATCGGGCGGTGCAAGAATTATCAAAGATCCTCTTCTTGTAGAAAAGAAAAAGGATTTGCCCAATGTTTTGCTAAGCCCGGACATTTCTCATTTAAGAGGAATATCTCCTTCATTTTGGATTAGAGAAGAAAATACGATTGGGTCTAAACGCCCAGACGAAAGCTTAAAAGAAATCGTGAAAAGCCTGAGCGAAGTACATCCATTTTCTAGTCCCCAGGATGCTCCGTTCTCTTCTGATTCAAAATTTATTGAGAAGCTTGAGGAATTTGACGCAAAGCGTGAGAAAGACCTTCATAATGTGCTTCGAGCGATAACTCACGATAAGAAAGAATTGCTCGCTGAAATTAGCGATTTGGACGGTAAGTATCATTTGATTATTCAGGACATCGAATATCAAATTAAAAAGAAAGAAGATAAAGTTAAGAAGTTGTTTTTTATCTATATCTTGGTAATGATTTTGTTAAAATTATTGTAAGGGGCAGAGATGAAAGTTTACGGCGCACTTGAATTAGCACAACTAGAATGGTTCTTGGATTCTGCAAAACCCTCCGCAGCGTCGTTCATCTACAGAGTAATCTATGTAAGCGATCTAAAGCAGATCCAGGTATCCGATGGAACCAACTGGATTCCCTTCCTAAATACCTCTACTAACCAGACTCTTTCTGGGGATATTACCTTTAGCGGGCAGCAAATTTTCAACGGCCTTCACAGGCTGAGCGTTACCACTAACAGTGCGACTGGGGCGATTGTAGCACTCGCTCCGACTACACCTATCACTGAATTTACTGGAGCAGTTACTTCGGTATCTGGGATCACAAGCGGCGCTTCTGGAGCGACTGTCATGCTCATTAACAGAAGTGGTAGTCCGTTCACTGTACTTGACGAAGATACAGGCGCTACTGCTGGGAACAGAATTAGAACAGGAACAGGCGCATCTATCACCCTTACTAACAATGCGTCTATCCTACTTAGCTATGCGGGAGATAGCCGTTGGCACGTAGTAGGTGGAACAGGATCGTCCTCCTCTATTAGCGGGGCAAAGAACTACTTTGTAATTTCTTCTGCTAATTCTAACTTCTCTCAAAACTCTGTATCTCCCTGGTCCGCTTGTACTCTTACTTTCTCAGGCGGAATTCCATCCGGTGCGCCTACTCTTACGGCCACTCAAATGGCGATTGCAGCTACTGCCACAAACCCACTTCTCCAAAGTCAGTCTAACTACAACCTGCAACTGACTAAGTCTGCTGCCAACGCTCAATACCAGGGGTTTATTTCTGGTGAACTGACTATTGACCGAGAAGACTTGGCGAAGGTTCTTACAGGCTCGTTTAGCTATGAAGTAGCAAGCGGAACGGTAGACTTCTCTGGTACTTCAGCTCAAGATCTTGAGATCTGGGTATACAACACTGTAAGCGGAGCATGGACTCAACCCGCTGGTTTTCGTGGGATGAACACTAGCAGCGGTACTGGAGTGGTTTCATTTACTTTCCAGACTGATTCAACCGCAGCTAACAACAAGTATAAAATTGCGGTTATTACGCAGCAAACTTCAGCTACTGCTTACAGCGTAAACTTTAACGACTTTTCTGTTGGTCCTACTGTAGTAGTAAATGGAACACCTGTAACGGATTGGGTGGATAGAGGATTGATTACTCTTACCGCAGTTACAGCTAATCCATCAAAAGGTACTACCTCTATTGATAAAGTTTTAATGAGGAGAGTAGGAGATTCTGCTCAATTTTTATATAATTATGCTCAAACAGCAGCAGGAGCATCGGCGGGTACTGGCGATTATTTATTTAGTTTACCTGCAGGTATGAGCATAGATACTTCTAAAATTCAATTAGTATCTGGCGGTTTTATACGAAGCGGAAATACTAGGATTGGTTCTGGTACTGTTTCAATAACAACATTTGGTACAACTGGTAATGTTGATGTATATCCTTATAGCGCCACTCAAGTAATCTTATACGTTTCTGGCGCACAAGATACAACAGGGGCTATAAGTTCTGCTGTCGATGAAGCTGTTGGTTCGGGGGTTTTTCCAACAACCACTGTTAGTTCTTCTTACAAATTTACATTCACTGTACCAATCGCAGGCTGGTCCTCTAATGTTCAAACCTCAAATGACACTGATACGAGGGTGGTGGCTTGTCGAGTTACAGGAACTCCTACAGGAACAATTACATCCTCAAGTGCCACTACAGCAAACATTAATTTTCCAACCGTAGCATTTGATACCCACGCATCATATAGTTCTGGTCTTTATACTGTTCCCGTAAGTGGAATATATAGGGTAACTAGCCATGCTAGATCCACCGTTGTTAGTGGAGGAACTTTCCAAGCGTTGGGAGTTTTTGTTGATGGTAGTTTTGTAAATAACTCAACTGTTGCAACTCCAACATCATCTCTTGGTGTTCAATTAAATACCTTGGTAAGTGTATCTGCTGGACAAACTATTGCGGTAAGACTTTGGACAGATGGAACTACCCCCACTTTTGTTTCCGATGCGGGAGCACAATTTTTAAATATCGAACGACTCTCCGGCCCTTCAGTCGTCGCAGCGAGTGAGACAGTAGTAGCGAGATACAACATCGCAGCAGCGGTAAGTATTTCAACTACACAGCCAGTGAATTACGCAACTAAAGTTTTTGACTCTCATAATGCTGTAACTACGGGAGCATCTTGGAAGTTCACCGCCCCTATTTCTGGAACTTATCAAGTTTCAACTGCTCTAGCCATGTTAACATCAACAGCTACTATCATCGTACGAAAAAGTGGTACGAACGAAGTTATTTTAGGAACTGCAACCACAACCAGCTATAATGGAGGAACACAGTTAGTTAAACTCAATTCCGGAGATTATATTGACGTTGTTTCCGATACAGCGTCTCAAAATACTAACGCTTCTACTTTTCAAAGCATTTCTATCGAAAGAGTGGGGAACTAATGCTTAAAATAAAAGTTACGGAAAAATCAGGCGCTTGGCTCGAATATGTTTCACCGAATCAGCTAAATTACTCATCGCTTGGCCACGGGCTACCAGAGCGCTGGATACCGCATAAAGACGAAGGCGGCTTTTATGATGACGCTGACGTACTCGATGAGCGTATGGCTGAGATCGTGCCTGCGGTGCCATTCCAGCCAGAGATTCCAGCTGTGTACGAAGGCGGAGTGATGATCTCTGAAGCCATCCCAGCCGTGCCAGAAGTACCTGCGGTAATGCAGAAGCAGGTGAAACTCAAAGCTGAGTACAGCGTAGAAATTACAGATATTTCCTCAGAACACGCCCTTGCTGAGTGTATCTCTAAGCGTAAGTCTGAGTACCCTTCCGCTGAAGATTTTCTTAACGCATTTTTTGATGGAGGAGAGCAAGCACTCGCAGCGCTTCAGGCCAAACGCCTTGCGGTTAAAGCCAAGTATCCAAAACCGTAGGGGGATGAATGAAGAACAAAGGTGCGACCTCATTAGAACTTTTGTTATGGGTAATCGGAGCAGTCGGGGCAGTAACAGCGTATGCTCACATGACGTTTGTAACGTATCGAGAAGTCGCACCACGACTTGATCGTATTGAGTCCAAAGTGGATTCAATTTTAGAAAGAAGGAGATAATATGGACAGTAAAGTACTTTTGGTTATGGCAGTTCTGGGCGGGGTTTCTGAGGCACTATCACTTATACCAGCAGTAAAAGCTAACGGGGTGTTTCAGCTAGTAGCAAACCTCTTGAAAGCTCTGCTCGGCAAGAAAGACTAATGGGGGTTGGCGAGCTACTAGCATTTGTGTCTGGGATTTTGAAGTTCTTACCTGAAATTAGGAAACTAATAAAGGTGCTTTCAGAATCTCCGGCTCAAAAAGCTGCCCTCATCACAAAGCAAATTAGTGATGAAGCAGAAAGGCTTAAGAACAAGGGGAGGCCAACATGGGAAAAATAGTTGTCGGGTTTATGCTCGGTGTGACTATTTCGGCCTGTGTTGCCTCCACTTTTCCTTACAAGTTCTATGCGCTAGAGGCTGACTCGTACAACGGTGCTTTAAAAGGCCCAACAACTGCTGACGATACGGTCCTTTCAATGTGCCGCCCTACGGATCAAGACAAGGCTCCTTGCCTGGTCATGTTCACTTCTGCTTTTCTAAGGTTAAAAGAGTCTTATCAAAAGTGTCAGATAGATTTAAAATCAGCTCAGGAGAACTCTGAATGATTAGTATGAAGGAACTGAACCCACATAATTTGCCAACGCCTGGAGCTGTTGAAAAGAATCTAAAGATTCTTTTTGAGCGCATGAACGAGCTTCGCCAAGCCTACGGGAAGCCCATGATCGTCACCTCGGGGCTTAGATCCGATGAGAAACAGGCAGAGCTTATAGCGCAGGGCAAGACAAACGCCAAGTTCTCAAAGCACCTAGCAGGGGCAGCTTGTGACATCTCAGATCCTAAGAAGGAGCTTGCCAAGTGGTGTTTAGCCAACGAGGAAAAGCTCAAAGCTATCGGTCTTTGGTGCGAACACCCTGACTACACTTCGAACTGGATGCACTTCCAGATAATGCCTCCGATGTCGGGAAAAAGGTTTTTTATTCCATAGTTTTTTGGGTAATATAAGATAAATAACAGTCAAGGGGCCGATCATAGCCTCCATAGGGGATAGGGAGATAAGATGGCAACTACACTTTCATACGGCTATATTCAACCGCAGAACGGCGATCCAGGGTCTACTTGGTTTCCGGCGTTAAACTCTAACATCACACAACTTAACAACCACAACCACGATGGAATTACCTCAGCTCCATTAGCGGCTACTTCTATTTCAGGAGCCTCTGCAAGCATCCCCTCTGGGTCTTGGTCATTGGTTGAAGCTGGGAAGTATGAGCAAACTGTGAACGCTCCTGCCGGATTTAACATGACTCAGTATTCGATTACTTTTTATCTTTCTACAGGAGAGATTGTCGTACCGTCCATTCAGCAGCTTAGCTCGACTTCGTTTAAGATCTTCTCTCCCCTCAATACAATCTCTTACACGGCGGTATTCCGCTAATGCCATTAGCTAACCAACAACTCGTAGTAGGCGATTTTACGGGAGGGATTACAGACTACACTCTGGATGCCGATCCTACGCAGTCTGCTACGCTTGAGAATCTTGTAATCAATAAAAACAAGAAACTTGAAACGGTCTATGGAAGCGATATTTACAACGCTCTTTACCCACAGATCCCAGATGGAAACGCTAGGATCACAGGAGTGTTTAAGAGCCTCGACCCTCAGTTGTATGTTACCTCTAGCCGCAAGATCTGGTGGCCCAATACTTCAGCTTGGACCGAACTTATCGGACCTACCGGAAACCCTGCTTTTTCTGTGGGGTCTACATCTACATTTGTAGCTACGTCTGAGTGGAACGGGCACACGTACGCTGTAAACTCTGACTATGCTACACCTATTAAAATCTTTAAAAACTCTTCTGGAGTACCTGTTGTTCGTACTGCTGGTCTTCCTGATCTGGCTAGTGCACCTGTCTGCACCCCTACAACCGCAGGATCTACTAATAGTTATGTTTATGCGTTTCATTATGAATATACCTACAACATAGCGGGTACGACTACATTTCAAGACTTTGGCCCAGTCACTTATGTGACCATGACTAACGGAGCAGTTATTTCAGGAACGCAGCCTGTAGCTATTTCAGTTATTCCCACACTCTCTAACGGCTCAACGCTGAACTATGAAACAGCAGTGGTTAAAGTATTTATTTATCGCACTATCAATAACGGCATTACTTTTTACAAGATCGGTGAAGTAACAAACGGAACCGCTACATTTACGGATAATTTTACAGACGCACTCATCGTCAATAATCTGCTTCTTTACACTAATGGAGACGTGCTCGATTACGATCCTCCTCCACAATGCAAATATGTTCACGTAGTAAATGGTGTTGCTTACTACGCAAATATTAAAGATGGGTCTAACTTCTATACAAATCAGATCCGTCAATCTATCCCAGGTGACCCCGACTCTGCCCCTGCTATTCTGACTATCGACCTCCTTGAAGAGATCGTGGGGATTTCGTCATACAACGACAATCCAATAGTGTTTTCCAAGAAGCGAGTTTACCGTTTAAACGGAGGTTACGATGAACTCGGCCAGGGTCAAGTGACATTCGAGGACATCACCAAAACGGTAGGCTGCATGAGCCACAACTCCATCGTACAGACCCGCTATGGTGTATTCTGGGCCGGAGACGATGGGTTCTATTGGACCGATGGATTTGAGTTTAAAAAAGTGTCGGATAGCTTGAACGAACGCTATAAGGAGCTTGTCCGTACCGACACTAAGAAATCCCGTATCTATGGGACTTTTGACACTGTAGAGAACAAGGTAATCTGGGCTTGCGCTCAAGACGACGCTGCGATTGATAATGACTGCCTATACAGCCTTGACCTTCGCTGGGGGATTGAGGAAGCAAGCACCTTTACTACTCGGGTAGGGGGCAGTTCGTTTGCTCCGACGGCTGTCATCTTCTACGGAAATGACTTTATCCGCTGTGACCGTAGAGGCTATGTGTTCAAGCATAACTCAAGTTATGTGACCGATCCTAAGATTAACACCCTTGCTCCATACAGCACATGGCCTAAGCAAACCATTATACCGGTATACCAATCTACTATTTTCAATTTTGGATACCCAATGGTTCGCAAGTGGGTTCCAAAGATGCTTCTCTCAATGCAAAACGAGACGGATGTATCTGTTCAGATTAGTTCTACCAATGATAACTCTACCCAGTCTGATGATCTTTTTGAAATTAGAGTTCGAGTAAACCTACTTTGGGGCGATATCTACTCTATTTGGGGCAGTGCAACTCCTAACTGGAATGACAATAGCCTCATTGAACAGATGCGTCGCTTTCCTGCCGGAGGACTCCGTTGCTCGTTCAAACAGATCCAGATCACCCAGAGCTACACTAACATCTACAACTCCGACACTTTCGGTACGGCAAACACAAACAGCTCCACCAAAGTGGCGACTATCGTGAACAACTGGCCCGCTGATTCGGTGGATTATTATATCTCTTTTGATACAGACAACTACGTAAAGCAGTACCTCGTCACGGCTATTAGCTCTACTCAGCTTACCTATTTAGATCCAACGACTACTCAGCCCACTCAGTCGAATGTGAAGTGGCTAATCAAGGGATATCCAAAGGGTGAAATCTTCAACATTCTCTCATATATCCTGTATTATGCACCTCTAACTGATCAGTCTTACAAGACTTATAGAACAGAGCAGGATTCTACTGGGAGTAATTCATGAAGAAGAAGCTATACGTCTCTCAGCTAGAAGACCCCTACATGAAGGCCAACATGATCACCATTGGGGAGGTGTTTTCTACCAACCCCTTTCTAAAGGGGCAGTGGCGCTTTCTGACTTTTGAAGTAACGACTTCTGGGACCGATATTACACTAGCCCATAATTTTAACTTTACACCGGCTGATGTGATTGTAACTTCCGTCATTAACGGTACAATTACATTCAAGTACGCTAGTTTTGATAGGAACTTTTTAGTTTTTGACGCTACCGTAACTACCGCTCCGATGACCGTTCGGGCATTGATTGGCAGATACACAGAGGAGACTGTAAATGTATAGCCCTACTTATTTAGAGCTTAAAACCTACTTGGAGCAGGAGCTTGACCTCCAGGATGAGACGTTCATCACTCCGAATGAGATGATAGCGTACTTCAACGAAGCGGTGGACATGATCGAAAGCGCCATCCACAACATCTACGAAGACTACTTCATCACCTACACTTCCTTGAACATCGTGAACGGGCAAGCAGCCTACTCGCTGCCTTCTGACATCTATGCGCAGAAGATCCGGAGGATTCTTTACAATGACGGTGGGGCGTACAAGTACGAGATCAAAAGGGTCAAGAAACTCGAAGAGATCATGTTCATTGTGGCTCCTGATCTCTATTCTTATATCATTACAAACGACTCTACAGCCGGGCTTAAGATTAACCTATTTCCGACACCGCAGGCTAATCAACCGTACGCTACGATTTGGTACATTCGTAATGCAAAAAGGTTTACTCAAGATACTGATGTTTGTGATATTCCTGAGTTTACTAATGTACTTGTTCAATTCGTTCGTTGGAAGTGCTTGAGCAAGGAAGGGCATCCGGATGCGCAACAAGCTGCTTCAGACTTGGATCGCATGAAGCAGGAGATGGTTGATACCCTTACTGCTCGTATTCCGGATGAGGACAATTTTGTTTTAAAGGACACTTCTTTCTATCGAGACTTCGATGACTGGAGATTTGGAGGGAACTATTAATGGGTGACGGTGGCGGATTTAATTTTGCGGGGGCTCAACAGCCTAAACCTAGTACAGCACAACCAGTCGAATCACCTGAAATGGTGCAATTGCGGCGGCAACTAGAATTACTGCAACAGCAAAATGCGGCTGAAAAGCAAAAACAAGAACTAGCTAAGTCAGCTATGCCTGAACTTACCTATAACCCTATTGAAGAAACAGTAGGTCCAGATGGTAAGAAGACCATCGGCATTCGCAAAGAGTTTCAGCTCGGTGGTCCTGAAGAGTTCATTACAAAAGAACGAGAAAGACTTGGGCTTGAAAAAGCTGCTGGGCTAGATCAACTTCGCCAAGAGCAAGCCATGAGAGAGGCTCAGCAACGAGCAAGCATGTCTACTAGGTTTGGAATGAAGGGTGGACCTTCGGCCCTTTCCAGGTACAGCATGAGAGACGCTATGCTTGCTAGACAGGGGCTTCTCGGACAACAAGCTAAAATGGGCGCAGAATTTGAATCAAACGCTGAAAAAATGCGTAAGGCTACTGAAGAAAAAAATCTTGATACCCTTATGAAGTCTGTAACTGGCGTAGAGCAATTCAATCTTGATAAGTGGAAGAAGATGAAAGATGTAGAGGCTTCTAAAGTTCAAGCTGAAGCCACTAGAGCTTCTGGTGGTGGTGGTAAAAAATAATGCTTAAAGTAGTTCAAGTATCAAAAGATTTAATGGACAACAAGTTTCTCGAAGATCTTCACACAAGCATCTTCGATGAAAAACTTCCGTCCGATTATTTCAGATACGATACTTGTCTAATCGCAAAGAATGAAAATGACGACCTAGTCTCCTATGCGTTGGTTCGGGAGGTTTCATCAGAGATGGTGGAGCTTGCCTGGGGTGGGACATCTAAGGAATACCGAGGCGTAGCTAGTAAAGTGGCTATGGAGCTTTTTACTAATGAATGCCTAGCTCATTATCCGTCAGTAATGTTTCAAACTTGGAATAAGAACATTAAGATGCTTAGGCTTGGTCTTGTTCACGGGTACATTGTTAACGGAACTAGAATTGCAAATAACAACGAATTGTTTTTAATCTTAACTAAGAGGAGAGGGTAAAATGGATCCAGTAACAGCTATGCTAATTATGGGGGGATTAAATGCGGGCATGGGAGCGATGAAAGCTCAACAGGCCGCAAAGCAAAGACAATCCGAAGCTAATCTTAGAGCTGCTGAAATTGAAGCCTCGCCTTGGACTGGAAAACAAGCTAGTACTCAAATTCAAACGGCTTCTCCAAGTGTTTGGGCAGATATGCTTGGCGGAGCAGTAAGTGGTATTGGGCAAGCCCAGGCACTTCAAAATGCTGGCCTATTTAATACTCCAGGTAATCCTACTGCGCCTCAAATGATGGTGGGCGATGTTGAAGCTCCAACTTCTGTTTTAATGCCTCAAAGAAATCCACAGCAACAGGGTCTTTGGGGAAATATGATAGATCCACGAAAAATGATGGCTTAAGGAATTAGTATGGCAACTCCAATTAATTACGCTGAAATGTTTTCTGATCCTGAATTTTTAAGGCAAATGCAAGAAGCCCAAGCTGCTGCGGTGGCTCAAACCCCTATGCAACCACAAGTGCAGGGTATTGAAGCCCCGTCTATGTCTGCTTCTTTTTCTATGACTGAAATGCCTAAGTCTGAAAAAGAAATTCAAGCAGCTATTCGCCAAAAGTTCATGGAATCTCAAGCTCAACAAGAAGAACAGATGAAGCAACAGAAGGCTCTTCTTGCTCAAGAGATGGAACGACAAAAACAGCTTGGAGTTCTTGGTCGTTTGGATCTTCGTCCATTTGCACAAGCTCTTCAGCAGTACGGATCTACTACCGCAGTGGTTCCTACCTCGGCTCCAACAGATCGTTTGGACGCTATTAAACAACTTCAAGAGCAAATTCAAAGAGGGCAGCGTGGTCTTACCCAAGATCAGATCGGGTTCCTTAGAACCATGATGGAAGATAAGAGAAATTCTCAATTAGGACAATCTCAAGAGAACTTTGACCTCCGACTTAGAAGCACTATCAATAGTTCAGAAGAAGCTAAAAAAGTAAGATCAATTGGAGTTCTTAATCAAAAGCTTACTGCTCTTGAAGACATTGTTAATAAAACAGGCCCCACTTTAACAGGCGAAGAAAAAGCTAAACTTGATAGCACATTTGAGGATGCTAAAATGGCTATCAAAAATTCTTATGAACTAGGCGCTCTTACTGGCCCAGACGTGGGAATTATTGAAGGCGCTCTTGGGAAAAGTCCTACCTCTCTTGCAGGAATTGGAAAGTATGCAATTTCTGGAGGTAAAAAAGGTCTTATATCTAGGATTGGTGGAGCAAGATCAAGAGCTATCAATGAAGGCAAAAGTCATTTAGAAAGTCTTAAGGCTGTGTTTCCGTATGAAAAAGCTTCTGGAATTTATTCTGATTTAAATAAAAAACTAGAAATTCCTGAATCAGAGGCTGATAAAATCCGTAAAGAGATTAAAGCTCTTAAAGGAGAATAAATGGCTACCAAGATGACTCCTGAAGAAAAACAAGCAAAAATTGCCCAGTTAGAAGCAAGACTTGCAGAAATCGAAGCTCCACAAGTACAAGAACCTGGAATAATGGACTACGCTATGCGTGGACTTAACTATGCTGGGGGTCTTGGAAGAGCTGCTGTTGCAGGAGCAATGGAGCCTATTGTTGGAAAAGATCTTGTTTCTTTTGAACAAGCTTACAAAGGAGAAGTTCCAGCGGCTGCTGAGATCATGGAAAAAGCTGGAGTTCCCAACGTAGCTCTTTCCGAAGTGCTTCCTCAGATGTACTCCGAGACAGGTGAAGGGCTTGCTCTTGAAAAAGGGGGAATGTTTGATCCTACGGCTCGGGGGGCTGCGGGGCTTGCAGCAGATATTGCATTAGACCCTACTACCTATTTGGCAGCTCCTTTGAAAGCAGCTCAACTTGCTAGAGTTGGAACTACCGCAGGCAAGGCTTTAAAGCTAGGTGAGATCCTTATGAATCCTCTTGGCGAAGCTGTAGGAGCGGTGGGTAAAGGTCTTAAAAAAGGTGGAGAAGCTTTTTATAAGTCTGCTTTTGAAAAAGCAGATCGTGCTCTTGAAACTCGATATGGAAAAGGTTCTATTGCAGATATTTTAAAATCTGCTGGATTTAAAGGATCTGCGGAAGAAGCTTTAGCTAAGACCGCAGAGCTTAATCAGTCTTTTGGAACTAAAATTGGTAATTATAGAACCGCTGCTGATGCTTCTGGGATTTTAGAAAAACCTTTAAATTTTGATGCTGCTGAAAAAGTAATTCAAAAATATAGGTCAGCTTCAGATCCTAAAATGATGTCGATTGCGGATAATCTTCAAGAAGTTCTTGATAGCTATAAGAACATGCCTCCTAAAACAGCTACAGAACTAGCTACTGTAAAAAGGGTTAATCTTGATATGGCAGGAGGGGACACTGCATTTGATATGCTTAAATCTTCTCCAGATCGAGCTGAGTCAGAACTTCGTAGGGCTCTTGGAAAAAGTCTCGGTGAAGCGGAGGATTCGGCAGTTAAACAAGCATTGTCTCCAGAACAATATGCAGATTACCTTAAAACTAAAAAAGAATACGGAGTAACAACTAAATTTAGTCAAAAGCAACTTGCCACACTTGCTAATCGAGAAGCGGTTAGAACTGGTGTAGCTCCAAGTGCTGTAGATATTATGGGTATGGGGGCTGCTGCTGCTGCTGGAAGTCCTATTGGATTAGGAGCAATGGCTGCTAAAAAAGGTAGAGATATTTTACGCCTTACAGGTACTAAAACTCGTCTTGGCCCTATGATGGAAGCTGCTGGAGGGGGTATCCAAGCCACCGCAGCAAAGATCCCACCACAAGTTTGGCTTGAAATGTTACGATCTAAACCCGAAGGAGAACAGCAATGAAGATGAATAAAGAACAAGAGCAAGAGCAGGAAATGGAACAAGAAGGTATGAACGGAATGGAGTCAGAAAAAGAAGATTCTGAATCCGAAGGCGAAGAGTACGGATCTAAAGAAGAGTCTGACTACAAAGCTCAGTGCGATGCTAACGACCTTCTCCGAGCTGCTGAAATTAAAGCAGACCCTATGCGCATGAAGGCGGCTCTTGAGATCCTGGGGCAGAAGAAAAAAGCAATCGACTCTATGGAAGAGCTGATGGCTGTACGCAAAGACAAGATGATGAAGAAGGAGTCCTAAAATGTCTGATAAAAGAACACCGTATAAAATGTCAGATAAAAGTATTTGGTTAAGTCTTTTAAGCAGATTAGGGGATAAACCATTAGATCAAATAGCTTATGAAAGCTTACAGGAAAGTAATGGTACAATTCCCTATTATGGAGAATTAAACCAACCAAATTCGGAATTTAAAGGCGATTATCCATCTCAACTCATGGATATTTTAGAACCTAAAAGATTTCAGAATCTTAAAAAATCTCGGTAATAATTAAGGAGAGAATCCTAAAGATTCTCGGAATCGGCGATGAATGGCTCGAGCACCGTAAGGTCGTTCGGGCTAATCATCACGTTCTTAAGCTCCACTGCAAACAGGGGAGTAACCTCTACTTCAAACTCAGTAGATAGATACTTTTTCATCTCCGCCTCGAACGCTGCTCCGTCTTTCAGCTTATAGCCTACTGCTTTTCTGGCATCGCCCTCGCCTTCAAATTCGAAGATAGGGTTCCCAGACTCATCCATCTCGCCGTGCTCTTTAAGCAGATCAGACATGAACTTGATATGGTCCTTCTGCTTCTGATCGAGTCTGTCCGCAAACCGCTTCATCTTATAAGAAGCATCATACGGCATCCTCTCATTCATCATCGCCTGAAATACGCTATACAACCGTTCGTTTACCAGAATACTATTTTTAAGCTTTACCATTTACGATGTCCTCCAAGTGTTGCATGACTACGTCTAAGTTCTCCGGGTATACGAGAGTAGCGTAGCCTCCGCTCTCGTTAATCTTTCCAATGTTATATAGCTGTAGCTCGGTTGCTGGGGCAGTCCGACTCCGCTTCAGCTCCAGTCCCACGAACCTCCCGTTCACACAAAGCAACAAGTCCGGGGTTCCCCTGATCGACGTTTGCTGAATCGTGAACGTCACTGTACGTGGCAGCTTTCGCAGTCTCGACAACACACGCTTTTTGAACGTCGATTCTTTTGGCAAGGTCGTCTTCATTGATGTCGTTTAGTCTACCCCATGTTTTACCTATGTCTACAGAAGTAGACATTCCAAGACCATTTCGAGATGGATATACTTCTACCATTATTCTTTGAATTTGAGGAATTAAATTAAGTTCATCTTCAGCCATTTCTAATTCGATTGAATCATGGACTGTAAGCACGATCTTAGACTGATAGGGCTTTAGGAACTCATGCACTGCAATCAACGCCCTCCGCATGATCTCCGAACCGGAGGATTGGATGATATAATTTGGCCCCTTATACGCAAAATTACCCCGCCTTTTTACACCGTCCTGGTCGAACTCAATCACTGGGAAGTGCAGCACCCTGCCTGCGAAGTTAAAGATATACCCACGGCTATCAATAGTTGATTTGATGTTATTAATTAAACTACTGACCTTACCCAATCGTGAGAAGTATAGGTTCTTAAGCTCGGTGGCTTTATCTACCGATACTTTCAGCATTGTCGCAATTTTCGGCGCTGCTGCACCATACAACAGTGCAAAGTTCAACACCTTCGCAGAGTAGCGATCTACACCCATCATCTTGGCCGTTGCGGAGTGGACATCTACTCCTTCGTTGATTTGGGAAATAAGATTACGTTCTCCCGCGTAATCAGCCGTAAGCCTGTACTCTTGGGCTTGGTAATCGATGGATACGAAGACAAATCCTGATCGAGCTTTAAAACTATCTCGAACTCTGTAGTCCCCGTCATCTTCACTGTTGAGAGTTTGAAGTGCAGGGTCGACGATTGAAAATCGGAAAGTGTCCGCTGCAGTTTGTTTAATAGATGGTCTAACAACTCCTGCTTTATCTCCGTAGTAGGTAAAAGAATTGTAATAGGTATTGAGTCGTTTGTAGGCATCTCGATATTCCCTAATTACTTTTGCGGCGGGGTGTTGGATGGTTTCGAGAACTGCGTCTGTAAAGCTTGCATTGCCCTTAGCGGTAGTACCTCCCACAATCCCATTTGCTCTGAAGACCTCGGATAGCTGTTTATTGCTGTCAATAAGCTCTGCGCCAGTAAGTTCGGTGAACTGCGCTTTCGCTTTGTGGATCCTGTATTCTTCCCTCTTCTTTGCTTTGTCGATGTGTCCATTGTCTAGTTCCATTCCCCTTCGCTCGATGTCGAATAACACTTTTGTGAGCTTGCGCTCATCGTTGATTAACTGCGAAAAACTAACTGGATACCCTTTAATCTTGGAATACTTCTCCGTCAACTCCTGTACTTTTACAACTTGTGAATTGTAAATTTCATAGGTAAGCCGTGCATCTTGCAGGGCGTACTTTGAGATAATCTCCAAAGGGACTCGATCGAATCGGGGGTTCTTCTTGACCGTCTTTTTCCCCGGTATTTCCTCTTTGTCGTATAGACCGTGTTCGCTGATGTAGGCCATAACGCCTCCATCTTTAGACCCAAAGCCCATCCGTTCAGCCACGGCATTGAGGCTGTATGATAGATGCCTATTGTAAATACACTTATCGATAACCAGAATATCCCACGGTTCATAATCGGTCCCCCAACCTTCATTACATAGGAAGTGCATATCGAACTTGGCGTTCGCAAATGCAACTATCTTCCCCTTCACTGCTTCGTAGATTCGGGGGATTAGTGCGTAGTCTAAACCGGAAGCACCAAACCCAAAATAAAGCTCACCGAAAGCTCCAGCAGCCGTAATAGCGAAAAGCCTATCACCATGATAAGGTCGGAGGCCGCTTGTCTCTGTGTCAAGGCTGAGAGAAGTACAATTACGGATAGTTTCAACGCTGCTTTCAAAGTCCTCAGTAGTAACAATCATGGCCCCTTATAGTCCTTCAGGATTATTGTTGGAAATTCGAATGTTTCTTTTTCAAAGTCGCACTGCTTGAAAAGCTTGACCCACCACTTGTTGCCTCCGTCCCAAAGGAACTTGCGAGCCTTCGCCTTCTCCCGGTGATCGTAGCTTACGTTAGCTCGCACCCAGACTTGTGGGCTTTTGGCTCGCTCCATAGTCACCTCGATGGGGAACATGAAAAATAGCTTCGCCATCAGATCCACATCATGTCTTGCACTGTGGGCCGAAGGGTTTACAATTCCGAACTCTGCTGCGAGATACGTCAGCTTCCGAGTTTCGATATGCTCAGGCCACGGTATATCGAACCTGGTATCTACTAACTGCGGAAGCTGAAACGCATCCCTGCCGATCCGCAACATCTCATTGGTTAATAGGGGATAATCGTAATTATGCAGATTGTGAGCTGCAAGAAAATCCACCCCACTAAGATGCCGCCCCAAAACATCAAGAGCTTTAGAAAGCGCAATTCCGAATCGTTCAAGTTGTTCTTTTGAGATCCCCGTAATTTGTGCTGCCACGGGATCGATCTCATACTCCCCTTCTGGAAGTATAAGAGAGCTAAAATGGTATAGCTCTTTTTTATCTTCAGTATCCCAAACACTGAACGCTACCTGCGTAATACGTGCTGTATTTACGTCTTTGTCTGTTGCTTCAAAATCTAAGAATAATCCGCGCATAGTGTCCCCCATGTTTTAATTCCCCCCGACCCAGCTCCATCTTCCGGATCGGGGGGTTATCTAATCATGCAACCACGATTAGAACGGTGCTTCCTCTTCGATTGCCTCTTCTCCGGTTTGGATAGATGCACCTTGAGAAAGCATGCTCTGGAGGTTTTTCGCCTCAAGAGCGGCACTGCTCATGACATCAGTTGGTACTTTAGTGTCACGATCAGCGTTAGCCGTGAATACGAACCACTTACCCTTTTCGTTCTCCACCTGTTTCACACCGATGTCATAAGTGCAAGCGTAAGGGGGGACTCCACGCTGCACTGAATTCATCAACTGCGTCAGCATTGGACGACCAGCAGAGTTAATGTTTCGGCTTCCACGGAAACTGAGCATATACTTTGATTTGGTTTCGTCGCCGTGAACAAGAACGAAGAAGTTAAAGCATGGGTAGTTAAAATACGTCGTCCCATCCTTTTCTTCTTCATACGGGCGCTCGGAGTCATACGGCTGAATAGCGTGGAACTCCTTCTTCCCATTCACCAGCTTCTGGACTTGGTAGCTTTTCTGGAAGTAAAAAGGGATGACCTTCGCTGGTCCCTTCTTACCGCCAAGAACTTTGTTCTCCATGTTCTCAACAATATCCCCCTGCGCTGCTAATCCATCTGCACATACCTTCGACATAGCTTGCGCTACATAGATCAGGGGGATCTTGATGTCCTTGGATGTCACGGTCTCAAGACCGAATGACATCCCGTTAGGAATTTCTACTGCTGTCTGAATGTCCATTGTTTCTTTTACTGCTACTTCTTTTTTTCCCATCTTCTTATTTTCCTTTTCTCATTGAGAGGGTAATGCGTTGTTCAGGTGCTCCGATGCCTGGTAGCACCTGACTTGGATCGGCACCCTCTCCGGCCTCCTCAAGCTTTGATTTAAAAAATGCGTTCAAACTCTGATGATTCATTGTGAGCATACTGTCGAGTCCGTTGTCCACAAGATACTGACGAAACTCTGCGGCTCTTTCCGAATCCTTCGGAAACGCCACGTTGTACTGCGTCTTCATGCTGATTGTCCCAGCACCGGGAGTGCTGTGATTCAAGCGTCCGGTGGCTTCCAAAATGCTCTGCACCTTTGCTTGCATGGTTTCATACTCACCATGCTTCTCGGATGCTTGGTCTTTCAGTGCCTCATATTCGGCACGAAGCTCAAAGCACTTCTTCACCATTCCATCTAGTTCTTGAATTGTTGTTTGATCGAGCGGCTTTTCAGAAAAGCCAAAATCCATGTCTTCCATTAGTCCTCCAGTAGATTTTGATTATCACATCAGAGCATACTTGCAAGCTGCAAAATGTCTTGTGACAAATCTTTTTTTGACTGCAACGCCTTCAGCACTGCAACATCGAGTGTTCCTTCGTTGACCAGATCAATCCGAGTAATGCTAGTGTGCCTCTCAGATCCACCACGATACGCGCGCGCCTCTGACTGCAAATCATGCTCAAGCGAATATCCACGACTGTAGTAAATCATGCAGCTCGCAGCCGTGAGATTTACTCCAGTACCGCCCGCTGCTTGTGATGCAACCATTACCCGAATAGAATCGTCTGTTTGAAATGCGTCGATTTGTGCTTGTTTATCCTTGATTTCCCCAGTCAGTTCAGAGTAGCCGATCTTGAGCTTCTTGCAGATATTGCGGATCACTTCATGATCCTCATGATAGATGCCCCACACGATTACCTTGTTCGTCGGTGTCACATCCTCAAGCAACTCTTCCAGGGCATCAGCCCTCGGGTTTGTATTGAACCTGTGAACTGTTCCGTCTTCAAGCTTCATGAACCCTGACAGAATCTGCTGCATCCGGAGCGCTTTTGTAATTGCAAGAGTAGCAACAGCAACTCCGGTTTTACAGTAAGCAAGGAAGTCGTTCTTCATGTCAGTATATGCCTTCTTCTGCTCGGCTCCCATGTCGATAGATACGGTGGTCCTGACAAGCGGTGGAAGGTCTAGGCACTCGCTCTTCGCAGCGTGAATAGAGATCTGCGAGATCAACTTCTTCAACGACTCTTTAGAACTCTGCTTCGTCACCCATTTGGGAAAGTGCGAGTGCTTTGGCATGAACTTGTTCTTGTCTTCAAAGTACCTAGCCCGGAACTCAAAGAAGTTTTTCCCGAGTCGCTTGCCCCCATCGAGAATCCTATACTGTGCAAACAGGTCCATCTCGTTGTTCAGCACCGGAGTCCCAGTCAAAATCATCCGGTACTTAACGGCATTATTGTTCATCTGATCAGACAGTTTAAAAAGGGCTTTTGTTCTAATTGCAGCTGGCCCCTTGACTCGGTGGCTTTCATCAAGAATCAAGAACTCCGGAGGATGGTATAAAAACGCCTCCACAAACTTCGAGTTCGCAAACGCCTCATAGTTTGTAATGAAGATGCTATCCTTCGGCAGAACCTTAACCATTTGCATCCGGTTGGCAATCGAGCCCTGGAGAACGAACACCTTCTCAAGAGGGATCTTCGTGTACTTCTTGATCTCGTCCCTCCAGTTATAGACGACAGCAGACGGACCTACGATCAGCGTTCGAAGTATCCTGCGGTTCTCGTTTATTCTGGCCCGGAGGATTTCAAGAGCGGTTCTAGTCTTCCCTGTCCCCATCTCAAACAGCAACGCACAATCTGGGTTGCTCTTGCCCATTTCAATTCCGTCTAGCTGGTGCTTCCAAAGCGGTGGTAGATTTTCCATTAGTCCCCCTAGATGCAAATCACGTTGAGATAATAAACCACAATCACTACTGCAAATACTAAAAACCCCAAATCAATCAAGTCCTGAATCATATGTCCCCCTTTAAAATGTGAATATTACATAGTTTAATGTTCGTTGGTCTTCCGTCCGAATAGACGACTTCTTAAGACTTGAACAACTGCACAACATTACAGCTAACAACAAGTACTTCATGTTTCCCCCCATGATGCTTAACTACGTTTAAATACCTCTCTCACTGCTGCAAACAACCCTATGCCTAGCAATCCCCCGAAAGTGATGCACAGGCCACAACAAATACTGACTCCGCACAAAAACAGAAATTCCTCAAACTGCATTAGTCCTCCCTTATAATGGCTGCGCCTCGTGGATTCGAACCACGGACCTCCGCATTAACAGTGCGTTATTCTCCCACTGAATTAAGGCGCAATAAATTTACTTCTTCATCTTTGCTTTGGCGATCTTCTTCAGATCGTTAAGCGTCTTCGGTTTGCTCTTGCGCTCCGGGATATTCTTCGGAGTCTCCGAGTTCCACTCGTCGAAAGTCTTCTGGGAGATCTCACCTTTTTCTACCATCGAAGCGAACTTGCGCCGTTGGGCCATACTGCGAAATGGACTCATCTTTTCCTCCTTTGGAAAGGGCACTCTTTCACTCATTACTTTTACAATAATGTGCCACAGCTTTATATACGTAGTCTGCAACCTGATAGGGTAGCGACCGATTCCGTGATACGGAGGGTTTCTCACTGTGCTCAAATCCCATCATGTGCATAAGTTCATGGGCAAGATGCGCTGCTCTCTCTGCTGTGTCCATCTTCTCGAACTTGTGCTTGTAGGTTTTGATCGTGAACCCTTCACGCTCGCCGATCTCCTTTGACATGAACTTGTACCAAGGCCGTGGGATCACCTTCCACTCGAAGCGATACTGCTGCTGTCTGAAACAGTGCTCAAGGATGCCGATGGTCGTGAGGTTCTTGTTCATCTCAGTGAATCGTGCCCGCACAAACCACGCTTCAAAGTCCGTGGTATTCAGGATCTTTTCAACCATGTGGTGCGCAGCAAGCTGCTCTTTGCTCAGTTTGTGATTCGCAAGTAATCTCATAGATACCTTCTCTCATAAGTTTTGGGGTTTTCAAAATACTTTTTGACCGCAGCCACTGCTTCGGTTTGAGTCTTGTAGCAACCAAGGTAGATCTTTCTAAACTTGACTGTCACTCTCGCCATGTATCTGTACGGTTTACCATTTCGCTTCAGTAAAAAAACATACCGAGGCTTTCCTGTTTTTATATTCATAAATCTTCTCCTAAGATTTCTGTGATTATCTCCGGTCCATATCCCAAATTTATAAGCTTCGCCTTAATCTCCGCATACGCTGGAGCCTTGGCATAGCAGCACTTTCCGCTGATCTTGAGCTGCTCTTTCAAAAGCATCCGAAGCTCTGCGTTCTCTCGCTCAAGTTCACTCTGATCCATTGTCATCTCCTTTGCACCAAAGGCCACACTCCATATCAGGCTCTACCTGGTTGCTGCGATAATTAAGAGGTAGCTCATCTAAAAATATACGCTTGCCCTTAACCTTTAAAATCTTCACATCGAGCTTTCGTTCAAGCTCCCCCATCTTTTTAAATACATCTGGGAAATCCTTCCGAATCGACGACCAATACTTTGCACCACCCTTAACACATCCAACACAGTTGTTGTTCTTGTAGCCGAGTTTATACATAGCAGGAAGTTCAATCCCTGCCTTCTGAAGTTCAATGAAGCAATCCTTTTTGGTCAGTCCAAGATCAATAAGAGGGGTAGACAAATCTACCTCTGGATTCTGTTCCTTGAATCGGTCGGCCCGGTGGTTTTCCTCTGCTGTAAATCCGAAGATCTGTACGTCACTAACCTTTTGGAACCTCTGCCTAACAAGCTTCTTCATCTCGGTAGTACAACGCGCACCCATAGGGCCGACTAGATACTTGGTCTTCTCCCATACTTCCCAGCAGTCTTTGTACTTCTCTGACCGCAGTCTAAGAATGGGCATCCCATACCACTTCTCGCAGTCCTGCAAGAAGCGTTCATTGTCGGCGTGTTCGTTCTCGACAACGCAGGAAGCGATGATGAAGTTTTCAGGGCCGTGCTTTTCAAGAGCTTTTTTAGTGGCTACAGCAGAAGCTGCTCCACAGCTAAACCAAGATACGATTCTCATAAGAAGAACTCGTCCACAAACCATACCGCGATTAAAATCAAACTAACTACGGCATACGTCAAAAGCCCTATTTGCAAATACCTCATAAGTCCTCCTTCTTCCCGAATACCTCGGGGCATCTCTCCATAACCTTGTCCATATCCATCTCCATGGGAAAATGCTTCAAGCACCATCTTGCATCTCTCCTCACCGATACGGGGACTCGGGGGGTTTTCTTTGGATCAAGCAACGAGCGAAGAAACTCCCTTGTGTTATTGATCGCCCAGGATCGTTCAATCGGCAGTGTCATGGTCTTCCTCTTCGTAGCTGTCCTGCTCGTCCCAATGAGAGATGATCTCCGTCGAATTACACTTGGGACAAGCAAGTTGCGAGTTGTTGTTGAATGTCATGTGTCCGCACTTTACGCAAACATGTTCCATGCAAGCCATCACTCCACACCTTTCAATGTTTCAGTAGCGATGTGCGAAATTAAAACGGCAGCTATCGCTTCCCTATACCTAGCGTTCTCTTCTTTTAGCCTAGCGATCTCCGCTTGCAGTTCCGATGTTTGTTCAGACAGCGACTTCTCCCAGGCTTTCTTGTAGTACTCATAGTACTCGGCGTAGTCACTCATTTGCCACCTCCACAAGTACACAAATAAATCAGGCAACTATGATCGTGCTTGGCAGCTTCGCTACCAAAGAACAACCGATCCGTAAGTGCATCTTCACACTCACCACAACACTCTTCTTCTTCCCAGACACATTCACAAGTTTTCATTAGTCCTCCGATGCACCGAACTTATGCGTCGTACTTCGTAAAGTCAAAATCTTTTTTTGATTTTGAAACTTTTTTCTTCTTGGGTTCGTTCCACACCATATCAACAACTAACTGGATGCCTTCTTCATCTACAATGTAGACAAACTCATCCGTCAGTGCATCGTCTTCGACGAACTCCACCGTCCGCTTGATCGGCACATCGCCAAACGAACGCAGCTCCTCGACAAATTTCTTCCTGCTCTTAAGCAACAGCCGAATACACTTCGGAGAACTCACTATGTATGTCGTATCTTTCTCATCGTATGGCCATTCCTGAATCATTTCTTCCCCCAGTCGTTATGGAATAATATATAAAAGAGAGCGTCTTCCAACTGATAAATGGCCCGGTGGCTTACTTTGATTCCCCGCTCTTCACAGATCGCATGAAGCATTTCGTGGAGAAATGTTTTCATCTCCTGCTTGTCACTCTGCCCGCTTTTAATAGCAATCTGACTTGCCCATGGCCGACACTCACCAAGCGTGTCCGAGTCTGCAAACTCATCCACCCACACCAACTCATAAACAACTTTGTTCTTGATCTTGATGCGGGAAGGGATCTTCACTTCTTCACCGATTTCTTCGCAACACAGTCCCACTTGGCACGACTCAAGCGAAGCGGGCTGTTCGGATCCTTCGCCGCCTTCGGGTGCTTCATCATCTGCCCCCAAGAACGAGCACAATAAGAGTCCCCACGGCTCGTACCTGGAGCAATCGAATACCCCTTAGCTCCATACCTGACTGTACGCTCCCGCCCCGTATCTGGATCGGTAATAGTCTTGCTAAACTTTTTTTCCGCCATTTTTTAATTTCCTATAATATTGAGTTTTGCTCGAAGCTTGAGCTAATTTCCAAGGATCTATTTTATAAGTATACGGTAAAAGTACTTTAGACTTAGTACCTATTTTATCCGCTCGGATAACTTTATTTTTGCTTAATATCCCATGAGGTCTACCTAAATTATTTCTTTCAAACCATTTAAATACAACTTGAGTAGATACATTAAATCTTTCGGCCACGGCTTTAATGCCATTAAAATTTTCGGTATGCCCATCTTCGAAAGTAAATGAATACTTAAATTTAATTAAAGACTGGGACATATGATATTTGTGTTGGTCAGAAAATTTTATACCTGACATCGGAGCTGCTGCGTCTTTACAGAAATTTATACACAATGGGTCAGTATTAAATGTATCTAAATAGGCTTGCTCTAAACGCAGTGTGTCTGTCCGAGTACAAAGTTCAATTATTTCAAAAGTAATGGAGTGTTCACCATACTTATTAAATAATCTCTGAAGTCTTTTATTTCTATGGTTGCCAGACTTTAACTTTGAAATATGGTTTGAAAACCTAAGCTTCAAATTTACGCTGCTGCCGTAATAAAAATTATTGGTTGCGGTACAGGTAATTTTATATACTCCAGATTGCATATCATCCTTTCTTCTTCTTAGTCTGCTCCAATACTTCCATAAATCCCAGCAAACAAAGCATCTCAAGGTGCGCTTCAATCCTCGACTGCAAATAGTAGTCGCCCTTCAGGTTATCCTGCTCTGCGTCTAACTTCTGCAATTTCTCCATGTAAGCCTTTATTCTCTCTTCAGTCATTTCCAGCCCTCCTCCAGATGTGGATATAGTACCCACCGTCTATGTTCTCCCCCTTCTTCTCCACTTCGGTCAAGTATACCCCGAACGGATACTCCGCCATGTAGTCCATGGCCGCTTGCTCCACTTCCGACTTGATACTACCCTTGAAGTAAGCCCCGACCTTCCCACCAACCGTAACCTCTTTAAAAGTAACCATGAAAAAACATAACCACACGACAGCCCTCGAAGTCAAAAAATAAAAACGGGAGTGAAGATCCCTCTCCACTCCCGAAATTCTGAGGACTAATTCAGAAGCGGCGAACGCCGCAAAGTCAAAGTAAGATTTTATTTGCCTTTGCACAACTGTTTTTTATAAGCTGTCCAAACTTTCTGGAAAAGGGGACTAATCATGAAACTCATCAACTACATTGTACCAACATTAAATACACCACTGACCAAAGGACACGTCGATGCTGACCAACTCCAAGACAAGATCCAAAACTTCCAAGGCTCGGAAGGCTACTACTGCCTCTTCGACCTCGAACCAAGAGACACCTTCAAGCAATACCAAGGATGCCTCCAACCCGCACTCGGCTATTATGTCTTTGATTTCGACTCTTCCTCCGACGTGGAGCTTGCTCGACTTGATTGCCTCACCACAATTCAAAAACTCGGTCTTGAATCTGGGACATTTAAAATCTTTTTTAGCGGATCAAAAGGATTCCACCTCTACGTCAGACAAGAGTTCTTCTCCCTCACCCCAAGCCAAACCGTCGCAAAAGACTTCGAACGCATCGCCCTTGAAATTGCCAAAGCCCACGACCTCCCGACGCTCGACGACTCGATCTACCAAGCCAACCGCAAGATGCGCATCCCCAACTCCCGCCACCCCAAAACTGGACTCTACAAAGTAGAGCTTACGCTTGACCAGTTGGAAGCACTCCCCCTCGACGACATCCGCATCCTGGCAAAGCAGCCACACCCAACCAGCCTCGCCTCCTACGTCACACCCACCACCAAGTACGCCAAAGGTTCCGTTAGACCAAGCGGTTCGGTGGCTTTGAAACCCTCCGACTACGGCCTGACCTCAACCCCCGAATCCAACGTCTTCGCCTCGTTTAAAGAAAAGCCCTGCATCGCAGCCCTCGAGACCACCAAACACAAGGAAGGCGCTCGCCACGAAACCGCCCTTGCTCTCATCTCCGAGTACTTCCACCGAGGCGAGACCCGCACCTCCACCGAAGAGAAGCTACGCACCTTTTGCGAAACCCAAGGCATATCGGACCGCTACGAGCGAGACTACCTCCGTGCCATTACGGATGCCTACTCCGGAAAAGCTGCTTACTCTTATGGCTGCTATTCGAAAATCAAGCAAAAGTTCTGCTCCAATTCCTGCAAACTTTACGCTAAACTCGACCCAAGCAAGCGAGCCTCACAGCCCGTAGCTTCCCCCGAGTCACCT